CCGTTTTTCCATTCAGTAACTTCAATAAAGTCTTGTTCATTTGCTATGTGGTCGTACTTCTTTAAGTAACTAAACACCGCTTTTCTTGTGTACTTATCCATATTTTTATTTTTAATTATCCGCACTACTGTTATACTAACCGTTATGGCTAATTGCCTTGCGACACAAATACCTTTAGCGTTCTACCATTATCTTGCACCTGTAATTCAGTTCTATTTGTAGGTTTCCAATTAACGTAGCTCCTGCCATTTTCGTCAATTACTTCCACTCTATTAATTATTGCAGTCGGCAACATAGCCATAACATCGGATATACTCAATGCCTTACCTTCTGCGTTAAATAATCCCGTGTTCTTCATATCAAATTTTGTTTTTTGAAAGTTTCGCTTTCAATTTACGGCACGAGGGCATAGCCCAGCCGTTGTAAGTAATTAAAGGCTAAGGAATTCATCTACTATTTTATCTCTTGTACCTGCTTTACTATAGCTATCATCTACATAATCAAGAAAAGCTTTTAACTGTTCGCTTTGCCCTACAACACCAGATAAAACCAATAATGCTTGGTCTATCTGCCTTAGTTCTTCTTCTAATTCTGCTCCAACATCTGCAACATACTGGTCAACATCAGGCGGTAGTTTGTCAAGTTGTAGGTTTATAGCAACCTTTCTTAGCCCTAAATAGTTTATTACTTTCTTCATCGCATTACTGGTTTTATCATTTTACGTTATGCAAATTACTTTTAGTATTATTTTCCAGACCATACCCTTTTTCGGTGTTGATCTCAAATTTGTTCTTTACGGCCTACAATTATTTTTCCGCCAAACATTGCTACAACAGTTTGCAGGCTTTTTAATGATAGCGACGGATCATTTTGTTCAATTTTACGTATAACAGTTAATGCAACGCCAGCTCTATCTGCAAATTCTTCTTGGCTTAACCCAGTTTGTTTTCTTCTTGCTTTTACAAAGTTGGCTATTTCAGATATGTCAAAAATATTATCAGTAGATTGAACAATATGCTGCGAGATCATAATAGGTGTGACTAATGTGTGATTCAGGAGGTAAGCACCGTCTGCCATATGTTTATCTACAAAATATCTCTCTAAAGTGTCTAAATCCTCGTGATCATCTAAGTACTTTAAAATTTTTATGTCGGGTGATTTACCTAAAAACTTTAAGTCTTTTACCCACTCCGATATTTTTTCTGAATGAAAATTAGATAGGTGCTGTTTTGGTCTTAAAAGCCCCTGACTTGACTTTCCTATGTAATGTATTTCTTTGGTTACGGGGCAGCATAAAGCGTAAATCAATCTTTTACCTTTCATATATGGGCTGTGGCATTAAACCAAATATACAAAATTAGCCCGTTTTATATCATTTAAGATATAATAACATACCTCACCTGTATAAGTGTCAATGTAATACCAGCCTTGAGAATCAGCGTTTTGGTTGTTTAACTTGGTCATCAAGCCACTAAACTAATCCTTTTTTCTGAAGTAATCTAAGTTTTCTTCCTTGGCTTGCTCGAAAATAGAAGGGTCAATACTTAACTCATCACTTGGCACCAATCCCATAGGTATAAAGTATTTGTCCAGTTCTTCATCTGGCTCCATACCCATTATCTCTTGCTTCTTGCTGCCCTTAATCCACCAGGCTCTTTCCAGCCATTCAATCATTTCTTTTTTGTCGGCTTGCAATTCTGCTATTGCGCTGTAATCTGCTTTTACCCATATATCGCCCTCGCTCTTATATGCGTTCTTAGCGTGCCTTGTAAATTCATCAGCAAAATGATCACACTCCGGCATTATGGCATCAGTCCAGGCTCTTTTCCTAACTTCCTCTTGGTTGTTAAAAGTGGTGCCTTCGGGATCATTAAACAAAATGCTGGGAACGTGGAAGATGTCGCAAATATCTCTTTTCGTTGCTTGGCTATCGTTAATCAACGCCAAATCTACCGGAGACATTCCTAAATCAATATATCCAAAATCGCCAGCAGTCATTAAAATTCTGCCTTTGTTTTTTGGACCTCTAATCTTTTTATCCCAGCGCGACTGCATCTTTTGGAACTGCTCTTCGGTTAGCTGTGGGCGCATACCATTGCTGCTAACTTCGCTTTTGTCAAATAGCACCCCTTGCGCTCCTTTGTTATCAAAGCTGCTCTTAGCTGCTGCTATATTGCTATTGCTTTTCTGAAGTAATGGCCAGGCTGCTTGAATTGGGCTTTGGCCATAGAGGTTCTCGCCATTGTCATAATAGTAATTGGCGTATTTACTATGCAGCACCTCATCAACCTCAAAAGGCTTTAAGTCATCGCCATATCTTAGCCTATATCCTCCAACTGGGTTAAACATACCACCGCTGACAATCTCAACCCAATGGGCAGGCATAACGTGCATTTCGGTAAACTTGCCTCGGTTAATGCCACTATCTAAGATAGGAGTATAGATATAACTATTGCCTGTAAGCAGTTTAAAGCCGTGGTACTGCTCTAAGAACTCGCTTTTGCCCTGGTAGCTATTAGGCGAATAGATAGACTCTAAAATAGGATGTTCTGGCAGTTCTTCCTTTTCTCCGCCTTTGGTGTATCGGTATGCTTTATATTCTACCTTGCTGGCCTTGCGAGCAATAAAAGAAACGATAGAGTAAATAAGGAAGTTGTAGTTATACCCTTGGCGGATATACTCTTCCATATTGAACTCCGGCTGTACTGGGGTATTTTGGCCGTAATACTTAAATAGCTGGCGGAATAATTGGTTTTGGTCTAAGGGTAAAAAATCCTTTTGGGCATCAATGCCTAATATCTTTGCCCCCAACTTCTGTATTACATTCATGCTATAAAATTTCGGGGATCAACGGTGAAGGAAGGCTAAACGGCTACAAAAGTACGTTTTCTGCTTAAACGCTCAAAGGCATAACGCGCGCTGTCAAGGCAATGATTATAGTCATCTACTGGTACATTGCTCTTTTTATCACTCCAAATATAATGATTTAATTCTTTTACTAAGTTAATGCTTTCGGGCGTTACTATCATCTTGTAATCGCGCATCTTGGCTATTCCTGATCTGACGCTATCTGGTCCTTTCTGCGCTGGTACTATGTTGCAATAATGCGGTTTGGCTTTTAGTTCTGCTATTAACCTTGGTTCTGCGCTATCGGCTACTATCAATCCATCTTTGGCCTTTTGTTTATTTTCAAAGGCTATCATATCGGTGCTAAGGCCTGTGCGGTATAGCAATTCTTGGAGGTATATTATTTTGCGCTTTTCGTCTATGGCTACTTTTATTAGCGTTGTAGGATCTACGGAATACCCAAAGTCTTGACCAAAGATAAACGGCAAACTATTGTCAAACTCTCCCAATTCCCAATTCTCAAAGATTACGCCTTCCGCTTTATCCATCCAGCTTCCTAATATCTTATGCTGATACTTTGCTGGGTTTAGTCTTTTAATCTCTGCTATCTGCCTTAAATAGCTTTCTGCCAAATGCTCTTTGTTATCTCGATAATCGGTGTGTATGTAGGTAACATCGTTCTTCACACCATTAAAACCAGGTTGCACCCCTGCCTGCTCAAAAAAACGCTTATACACCCAATGCTCCTTACTGGCTGGGTTCATAATAAGTATAATGCGGTTCTGCATATGCTTATTACGGACCGATAGGTCTATGGTATCAAATGTTTCTTCATCCGTCATTTCCTCGGCTTCATCCAATACCCAGGTAGTAATACCTTGCAAAGATTTGAGGTTGGCGGTTTGGTTTCCAGAACTGGTCTTAATGCCCGAAAATATAATACTTGAATCGGTAACTACGTTCTTTATTTCGTTTCTATTTACATCGAAATCGGGGTGTTTTTGCATTAAGTCTATCTTCTCCAGTAGTTCGGGTATAATAGACTTATGTGCGCTGGCCATTGTGTAGCGTGTAAATAGTATGCGGTGACCTACCTCATAGGTCATAAGTGCTAAGAATACGTTTACAGAAAAAGATTTAGCAGATCCACGTCCTCCAGTAATTAAAAAGTAGCGTGTGGTATTATAGAATAGAGGTTCATACTTGTGGCTAATCTTCACCTTTGCCTGTTTTGATAAAGCTTATTACGGGTGTGTGTACTTTTTCGCCGCCGCTAGTCATATCCACTGTCTGAGGTGCTTTGCCCCATAAGTAGCCTGCTAAAATTTCATTTGCTTTTATGCGGTCACTATCTCTCTTTGCTGTTTTGGCTATATCTGCAAGGTTGGCTATTATTTCTTCATCCTGAATGACGTTGCGTATCTTTTCAGCAAGTTTCAGTTCTTGGGCTTTAGCTGGTCTGCCTGCTTTGCCCTTTGTAGAATGTCCGCCGTTATTTCGTCTGCCATCTGGCATTTAATAGAAATTAACTAATTAATTTTCTACAAAATTACTAATTATGCTTTAATAGCCTTCTGTTGGCTTCTCTTGTTGCCATATTTGGGCATCCTGTAAGGTTTAGTATTGCTTTGTAGACTCTTTTCCAGAGGTCTTGGTTTGATAGTAAGTCGGGTTTCATTCTTCTTTATCTATTACTTCTATTTCTCCGCTGGCTATGCAAAGTGGGCAAGGCTCGTAAGTATCTAATCTTATTTCTATGCCGTAAGTATTGGTTTTCTTGTAGGTTGTTTTTAGCATCCCTTCACCATTGCATATGGGGCATAGCATTCTCATTAGTCAATTCCTTTCCAATATAGAAATTGTTGATCGCAGTTTTCTTCCTGCTCAATGTGTTCTACTTCGCTGCCGGGGTCGGATAGTATAATCATTGCAAGTAATTATTTACTAATTCTCTAAACTGATCGAAATTACGAAATATTCGGTATTCATACCCCGCTTGAGTATAGTCGTATTCAAATTCCTTTTGGCTTTGGCTCTGCCTGCCTTTTTCTGTTTTGCATTCTAAAAATAGCGGCATTTGTACGGCTTCGGGATCGAATAGTATTAAGTCAGAAATTCCTGCTACCATGCCCTGAGCCTTCATCCTTGCGCCGTTCTTTGGTGTTCTACGCCCTTCATTGGGAATACCAACTAAAAAGCGTTGATGTTGGGGATATTCATAACGAAACCACTTGACACAATTTTGCTGGAGTATGGATTCATCATGTTTCAACTTCCGCAGTTTTCACAATCTGAATTATTCACATCGCAGGCTTCCGGCTGTTCGCCTTCTTCTAATTCTTCAATCCAAGTATTAAAACTTTCCACGCCGTCTTGCTCTTGAGTAATGTTTGCCATGTGTTGTTTCATTGTCGTATGCTAAAGTAAAAAAAAGGGGAAAGGTTGTCCATTTAACCGCTAACAAAAATCTAAGGGCTTTGCCAGCTGCCCGTTAAATTGTTAGTTATTATCCTTTCCCCTTTTTCAAATTTTAATCCCACGGCAAATCGTTTTCTGTAATCTGTGGCA